TAGAAAGGAGACATTATGGAAGGTTACAAAGTTTTTGAACCTGATTGGACATGCAGGGGATTTCAATATGAAGTAGGAAAGACATTTGAAGAAGATGTCACACCTTCTTGTTGCAACAGAGGATTTCATTTTTGTAAAGAATTAAAGGACTGCTTCAATTATTATCCATTCAATCCTGACAATAAAGTTGCAAAAGTCATTGCATTGGGTGAAATTGATGAAGAATCAGATGATAGCAAATGTTGCACCAACAAGATTCAGATTGTTGAAGAAATCAGTTGGGAAGATGTTTTAAGAATGGTCAACCTTGGAAAAGGAAATGCAGGTCTTTGCAACAGCGGTAATCGCAACAGCGGTAATCGCAACAGCGGTGATTGCAACAGCGGTAATCGCAACAGCGGTGATTGGAACAGCGGTGATTGGAACAGCGGTGATTGGAACAGCGGTAATCGCAACAGCGGTGATTGCAACAGCGGTAATCGCAACAGCGGTAATCGCAACAGCGGTAATCGCAACAGCGGTGATTGGAACAAGACTAACTTTTCCAATGGATGCTTTAACACAGAAGAACCAAAAATCTTCTTATTCAATAAACCTTCAGATTGGACTTATCGTGATTGGTTAGATTCAGATGCAAGATATCTGTTGAATCAGATTCCAAGAAATGTTGTTGATTGGATTTGGTCAAATAACATGACTGATGAAGAAAAAGAACAGCATCCTGAATATGAAGTTGTTGGTGGTTACTTAAAGATTCTTGATGAATCAGAATGTGGACAGTTATGGTGGGATTCACTTTCTGAAAGATACAAAAACATCATCAAAGCAATGCCAAACTTTGACAAAGAAATCTTTGAAGATGTAACAGGCATTAAGATATGATTTCTCTGTTTCCACATCAGCAAGAAGCATTGCAGGAAACAAAGGACTTTGACAACATTGCAGTTTATCATGACATGGGTCTTGGGAAGACATTCATAGGGTCAGAAATGATGAAAAGATTTGGATGCAAAGTGAATCTGATTGTGTGTCAGAAATCAAAGGTTCAGGATTGGGTTGAACACTTCATAAATAACTATCAGATGCAGGTGTTTGACCTTACCAATAAGAAACAGCTTGGTGAATATCATGGATTGTCACAGGGACAAAGATTCTTCATAGTTGGTGTTATAAATTATGAACTTGCTTGGAGAAGAAAAGAATTGCTTGACTTAGATGATTTCACATTGATGCTTGATGAATCATCTTTGATACAGAATCAGAAAGCAAAGCAGACAAAATTCATCCTGAAGATGAAACCTGCACATGTAATTCTTCTGTCAGGAACACCTGTTGGTGGTAAATATGAAAATCTATGGACACAAGTCCACCTGCTAGGTTGGAAGATTTCAGAAGACCTGTATAACAGGCAATATGTAAATTGGACAACAATTGATTCAGGTGGTTTTCAACACAAAATTGTGGACAAAGAAGACCCATATAAAAACATTGATAGGTTGAAATCCAAAATGCGTGAACATGGTGCAATATTTAAGAAGACTGAAGAATGTTATGAATTACCTGAACAGGTATTCACACACATCAGATTGAAAGCACCTAAAGAGTATTGGAAGTTTCAGAAGGATTGCATTGTAACAATAGAAAGTCAGGAATTGATTGGTGACACATCATTAACAAAATTGCTTTATAGCAGACAGATATGCAGTCAATTCAATCAGAACAAGTTGGATGCATTCAGGGACTTAGTTGAATCCACACAGGAAAGATTGATTGTTTTCTATTCATTCAATGATGAACTATGGAACATGAAGAAGATATGTCAGGAACTTGACAGACCAATTTCAGAAATCAATGGACACACCAAAGACCTGACAGCCTATGAACAGGAATCAAACAGTGTAACCTTATGTCAGTATCAATCAGCATCCAAAGGACTGAATCTTCAGAAGTGCAACAGAATCATTTATTTTTCACTTCCATTGTCATCAGAAGATTTTGAACAGTCCAAGAAAAGGATTCACAGGATTGGTCAGGAAAAGACATGTTTCTATTATCTGATGATTTGCAAGGGAACAGTTGAAGAACAAATCCTGCATACATTGGAAGAAAGGAAGGATTTCACAGATGAATTGTTCAAAGAAGATGAAAAGAAAAATTCATAACTTTGCAATCAAAGCCTTGACTGCATTAAATGTATTTTCGCTGATTTATTGGATATGTTGGATTGACTGCATTATCAGTTGGCAACCATATGTCATCATGTTAGTCAATTTCACATGGATATGTCTTGTATTGTATGCAAATGGTTGGGTGACTGACACAAAACCATATTATGAAAGATTAGAAAAGGAAGGTGAATATTATGATGAAATGTAAAGTTGCTATTGATGATAAAAATGAATGCACAAATTGCTGTTATTTCTGTGATAAGAAAGACACTTGTAATGATGTGTGTCAGGAGACTGCAAAAGTGTGTGAAGAACAGGTTGAAGAAACAGACCTTCAGGTTATTGAATCAACAGTTCCTGATGTACTGAAAGCAATCACAGACATTACAGTTCAGAAGAAGAAATTGGAAGAACAGGAAAAGCTGATGAAACAGAAGTTGCTTCAGGCAATGGAAGAACATGGTGTGAAGTCATTTGAGAATACAAAAGTCAAATTTATGTATGTTGCACCAACGACAAGAACAACCATTGATCCCAAGAAGCTGAAAGCAGACCATCCTGACATTGCTGAAGCATACTCAAAGACTTCCAATGTTAGTGCATCAGTAAGAATTACAGTGAAGTAGAAAGAAGGTGAATAATATGCCTAATTGGTGTGAAGGAAGTTTGAAAGTTCGTGGAACAAAAGGAAATATGACAAAATTCATTCTTGAAGGTTTGCATCCTGTTGGATTTCTTGGTGAAGAACATTCAAAGTTATCATTGAATGAATATGGTGACATTGATTCAAATGAAACCTGTTGGATTGAAAACACAAGAAGGGGATTTGTCGAAGGTGTAGAAGTTTATCTTTCTGAATATGAAGATGATGAAATCTTTGTTGCAGTCTTTGATTCCAAATTTGCATGGGGAATTTCAGCAGATGAACTTCTGAAAACATGTGAAAAATATCATGTTGATATGAAAATTCATGGTTTTGAAAGGGGGATGGAATTCAATCAAATCATTGAAATTGTTGATGGAAAAATTCTGAAAGATGAAGAACTTCACTTCAAAGATTATCAATGGGATTGTATCTGTCCAAATATCGGTGGTTGATATGGCATCAGAAAAGAATTTTGAAAACAGAATCAAGTCTTTCCTGAAATCAAATAACTGCTATTTCATTAAATATTGGGGTGGTGGTGAATTCACTAAAGCAGGTGTTCCTGATATCCTTGCATGTTGTAATGGAAGATTCCTTGGAATTGAAGTCAAGGCAAAGAATGGAAAACCTTCACTGCTTCAGATTCACAACCTAAAGAAGATTGATGAAGCAGGTGGATATGGAATTCTTCTTTATCCTGACCATTTTGAATTGTTCAAGAACTTCATTGACTGCTTGAAGGTGGATGATGCAAACACTGCATACAATTATGAATTATTGAAAAGAAGGTGGTCAGATGGATAATTTTCATTTTTCAACGGCAGAATGTTTTGAAAATTGTCCTGCAAGATTTGATTTCAGATACAGACAGAACATTGAAGTGCTTCCAACAGATGACCCTGCAAATCCATTGATTCTTGGAACAGCAATTCACAGGGGAATGGAAAAGGATATGGAAACAGCTATTCAGGAATACAAAAATTCATATCCTATCATCACAGATGCACACATCAATGAAATCATCAAACTTGAATATTGGATTCCAAAGATGAAAGAACTTCTTCCTGAAGGATTTCATGAAGTCAATTTCAAGAATGATGTTTATGAAGGAACAGCAGACTTAATTGTTCCATGTACCAAGCATGATGCAGGTCTTCCACATGGTCAGTTTGATTTGTATGATTTCAAATATTCAAACAACATTGACCACTATATGGAATCAAGACAGTTGCATGTATATAAATATTTCTTT